GGTGAGGGCAGGAGTGCCCGCGTTCCGACATCCTTCCTCCTGCCAGCCACCCGCGTCGTTTGTCGCGCGCCATCCGCACGCCGCCGCGCACCATTTTTCAGAGGCGGATTTGCCTGCTGTTAGAGGGATCAAGCACCCATGTCCCAGCTCTCTCGGAACCCGATGAACTTCGGAAACCGCGGTGCTTCCTTCGCTCCACTCGGCTGGTGGCTGAACTTCACCACCCGGCCGATCAGGGATTCGCGGGTCTGCCAGAGCGTCACCCGGTCGATCCCGCCGACGACGTGGTTGTAGCCCAGGCGGAATTCCACCCCGGTCGAGAGGTGACGGACAATGAACCCGCCGAGTTCGCCGCGGCCGATCATGCCCGCTTGGGCGAGGCTGCGCTTCGTGCGGCCGAAGGCATCGAGTTCCGCGGCGTTCTGGTTGGTCATGCCCTCGTAGGGTTCAAGGACCACGGCCTCGGCGTCCTCGAAGCGTTTGATCTTGAGCAGCCACGCCTCGCGCTCGGTGGACCGGCCGCACTTGTAGGGTGAGTCCGGCGTGCGGACCATCACGCCCTCGTATCCGTCAGCGAGGCACCGGGTTTCGAAGGCCTCAAGCTCGGCGAGGTTGCGCACCACCGTCGGCGTCACGAATACCAGATGCCGAGAGCGTGGGTCGGACGCGCTGAATCCGAGCAGGCCTTCAAGGTCCGCCACCCGGCGGCGGTAGGGTTCGTGCAGGTTGCCATCGCACACGTAATCGAAGATGTGGAAGACGAAGTCCGGTTGGCCGTCGCGCCGGCCGATCGCGCTGGTGGTTTCCGAAAAGGTGCCGTCGCGCAGCATGAGTTCGCCGTCCACGCCGTCGGGCAGGTTGGCCTCGATCCACTCGCGGGCGAAGCGGTTGGAGATCGGCTTGAACGATCGGGTGAGCGCGCGTCCGCCGACTTTCAGGCAGCGGATGCCGTCAAGTTTCGGCGTGGCGAGCACGGGGAATGGGAGCAGGTCGGGGCGCCCGCACTTGCTGGCGAGCATCGGCTTGGTGATGGCATTCATGGGGTCGGTGGGTCGGAAGGTTTGGCGTTCCGACGTCCTCCTGCCTGCCAGTCAATTTCGCGGTTTGTCGCGGGCCATCCGCACGGCACCCGGAGCCATTTTGAGGAGGGGAAGTGCATGCTGTTAGATCCCGTGGCCGTGCGGAAAGCTATGGCAAAGCGAAGCACCGAATCCCCCTCTCCTCGCCCGGCGGAGCCTTGGAAGTCCAAGCGTCTTCGCCATGGTTGGACCGCCACTAGGAACATCCTCTTGAACTCCCGCGCCGGATTTCGCATACCGATATCGCCCCTTGGGATAATCTCCCAACTCACCCCCCATCCCCCTCAAAACCATGAAACGCCCCACCTTGGTCAACGGCCAGGAAGTCCTTGAGATCGTCTCGAAGCACCCCTTCGGAATCCGACTCGGACGGCTGCACGAACTCGTCGCCGAACGCTTCGGTCCGAGCGTGTCCTTCCACACCGGCTGCCAGGCCGGCTTGGACATCGACGAGCTGATGCTTTACTTCGAGAAGCGTGGCCACATCGGGATTTCCAGCCGGATCGTCACGGCTCCCCGCCAAATGGCCAGGGCTTCGTGAGAGTGGATCGCACTGTTACCGCAGCCGCCATGACGCCGCGTAATCAGGCTTAGGAATGCACTACCCCCGCGCAAGGGATGGCAATATGGCCACCCCTCTCTCGCACCATCCGCGTTTTCCGGCCTGCCGTTAGACCCGGCGGCAGCTTGTTGGCGCGCGGATTGAACGGAGCCGGATTGGCTTCCGCACAAGCAACCACCATCGACACCTCCCTGCATGCCGAGAATTGACCAGGACTGGATCTCGTCGGAACTGAAGAGCCTGAGGCAATTCGGCCCTGAGGATGTGCTGGCGACGACAAGGGAGGTTGCGAACCAGCAACCCAGCATCTTCGCGGAAATCGCCAACCTCGCCCGTGACGGCGCAGAGGGCCACGAGCTTGCCGGGGTCGTCAGCTACCTGGCCGTCATGCAGCTTGCCGCCACATCTCTCAGGATCGGCAGCCCGGTCTCACCCGACGAATACCGGGAATCCGTGAATCGCGCCTGCGACTGGTTCACGACGCTTCAAAATGACGGAGCCGAGGGAATGGCTTCCAGAATCGCCGGGTGGGTGGCTGATGTGGCTCTCGATAGCGAGCCCGGCATCTGGGTCGCATACCTCGAATTGATCACGACCCACAGGCTCCTTGAGGCGGATCTGGCCGGCCCCCTCATCATCACGATGCACGCGATCGCGGACGTATTCAGCAGGCGCATCGACGCCCTGGATCGGCACTGACCTTCAGTATTCCTCGGGCAGCAGTACTGTGGTCATGGACCTATCCCATTCGGTGATGATGTAGATCGACCCGCCCGGCGTGGCGTAGCGGCTCAGGATCCTCATCCCGTGGACCAGCGAATCCTCATTGGCCTGCTTGTCCTCGGCGCAGAACTCGTCGCCCCAATCCCCGCAGTGATGGCGGCGGAGGTAGGCGGTGAGGTCAACTCCCAAGGCGATCGCTCCGGGCGTGGCGTAGACCTTCCCCAGCGGGAAGCGCGGTTGCATCAGTCGGAAGCCCATGGCGTCAGGAATCGATGAGGTTGTCGAACAGCCCGGGGATGAAGGGGCTCAAGGCCTCCTGCTCCGCCTTGAAGAAGTCCGCCTTGGTCCGGCCCATGCCCCTGCCCTGCGGCGTGTGGCAGTCATAGGCGTAGTCGGGTATGGGGACGTAGTCGCCCGCCTGGTCGAGTTCATCGGTCAACGTCTCCGGATCAACCCCGGCCTGCTGGTCGTAGACGAAGTTTTGCAGGTGGTCGGGGTCGCGGCTCTTCTTGGCGAGGCAGAGCAGGATCACCGCCTTCGAAATGAAGATCCGCCCCTTGGCCGTCTTGGACGGGATGTTGCGGTTGATCTCGGTGTAGCTGTCGTGCAGCGCCTTGACCTCCGCGGTGAGGATGCCCCAGCAGTCTTCGGCGCTCACGGTGAGCAGCCGCCGCCAGACATACTGGCCGTAGCCGCTCGCCCAGAGTTCGAGTGCCCAGTAGCCGGCCAGTTTCGCGTCGCCGCGCCGGATCGCCTTTTGCATCGCGCTGGACACCGCTGGGAACGAGTAGCCGCGCTTGGTTGGAATTCGTTGGATCATGACCCTTCATTATCCTGCGTGGAGCACACGACGGGAAGCGGTTTGGAGCACCATTTCCTGTTAGAGCTTCACGGGTTGGCGGCGGGGCGCGTCCATCGCGACGCGGTCCTGGCTCTTGTAGGTTTCGAGCCGGATGTGCGCCTTCCACTTGCGCTTGAGGTGGCGCTTCTCGGTGGCGATGCGCTCCTCGCTGCGGAACAGGCTGTTGCCACCGAGGTTCTTGTCCCGCTCCTGGACGAAGCAGAACCGGGCCTCGTTCCAGACGAGCCGGTTGTCCATCAGCTCCTGGAGCGTGGCGTCGATGTCGCACTTGCACTTGAGCAGTTCGTCCCACTTCGGCACGCCGCCCTTTTCATCGCGGACCACGCCGACCGCGCCGCCGACCCAGTGGTTCACGCCGAAGGGGTCGTTGCGTTGGAGCAGCCGCGGGTCGCTGCGCTGGTGCCAGCCGAACAACCGTGCCCCTGCCCCGCGCGCACCAGGCCGAGTTTTCGAGCATGGCCATGGCTTCGTCCGGCGACAGCTTCCGGCAGCGGAGCGACACCATGCAGACGCACGCGGAAATGTCGTCGTCGAGAATCACGATGGCATCCTCGGTGAAGTGCTTGAGCACCCAGTTCCGCACGGCGCTGATCCCGGCCACCTCGTCGGGGATGGTCTCGATTTCAAGGCCGGTGTGGCGGTAGTGCTCAGCCTCGCTTGTGGGGACCAGCAGGGTCGCCGTCGGGAACAAGCGGTGGCTGGTGATCGAGTGGCTGCGGCTCCGGGACAGGATCACCAGGCGCAGCGAGAGCGGGCGGAGTTCCGGCCAGGAGGGCACGGCGGCAGAGGTCGAGGAGTCGTTTTCCATGGAGCACGCGGCCGAGGCCGATCTTTTTGGTTCTGCGGCTGATCGAGTAGTCAACCTCGCGCACGCCCATCAACTGGAGCGCCTGCATCCAGTCCCGCAGGTCATGGAACATGAAGACCAGGTAGTCGTGGTGCTCGAAGGCCTGGCATTCCATCCGCGGGATCGTTTCAAGTTCCTCCTCGGGCGTGGCCTCGTCCTCCATCAGCTTGCGGATCTCGTCTTCCATGAAGCCGGTCAGCTCGATGTCGAAGGACGGGTCCGCGTCGCCGATGGATTTGAGCACGCGGCGCAGGTCGTCCTCGTCGAGTTCGGCGAGTTCCGAGAGGCGGTTGTCGGCCAGCAGGTCGGCGAGTTCCTCGGCTTCACTGCCATAGTCCTGCTCGTCGACCGGGATCATCGCGCATCCGATCAAGAGCGCAGCCTCCAGCCGGCCATGCCCGCGGACGATCAGGCCCGAGCGCTTCGAGACGGTGACCGGATTGCGCCAGCCCTGCTCCTGGATGATCGAGGCGAGCAACTGGATCTGGTGGGCGCTGTGCCGGTTCGGGTTGACCGGGTTGGGCTTGAGCGTGTTCGGATCGACGAGGGCGGTGTGGGCGCAGTGAACGGGGATGCTCATGGCATCAGTCGCAGAGTCAACCTGGACGGGGCGCAGCGATCACCCCCGTGAGCACTGGTATCCACGACAGGCACCGTGGCCGGATTCCTGCCGCCACAGGATCAACTAAATGCCGCCCGCGCCTACCGCCCCTGCCGGAGACGTATTTTCACGTCTACAGCCTTGAGCGGCGGGGTCCCTGCGCTATGAGCAACCACCGGATCCGGATCGAAGCAAAAACCCCATGATCATTTTCACCTCCAGGGCATTTTCGGAGAAATTCAAATCAGGCAAGCCGACGAAAGGAGTGTCAATCTTGCAGGGAGTGAGGAAGGATGGATGGAGCGCCCACCTGTTCAAGATCGGCAGGGCTCACGCATCCATTTTCATGAATGATGCGGCCCTCTTCTCCATCCTCATCCCGACCAAGGGAATCAAGGATCTCGACGAGCTCCTCCAACGCTTCAGCGCCAGCCTTGGGGAATTTCACCTTTCGCTGGACCTTCCTTTCTCCGCACCGGACAGGATCCTATTCCTTCCCCGGTCGAATCGCTCGCGGATCGGCTCGATGAATGATGCGATCCAATACATGAAGCATGTCCACGCACTTCGTCCCGAAGGATGCTCCGAGGTGGATTGGACGGACCTCGAAGCAAGGATCAACCGGATCCCTTTCAAAGCGGTCGACTACCAGCGACCTCGCGATCTGATGGAAAGCATCTTGCGCAGCACCGGTTGACGCCTCCGTAAGCTGCGGATGGACGCCGTATCACCCGACATCGCCAAGAAGCTGCTTTCCCGCGACTTCGCCAACCTCGTCGGCCGTGTCCAGAAGGGCGGCAAGCTGACCCGGGCCGAGCGGGCGATGCTCCAAACTCTGGCCACCGGTAGTGGCGCGGCACCGGCGACCGCGGCCTCTTACGTCGAGCTGGCCGCCATCCTGGGAGTCACCCGCCAGTCGCTCAACACCTGGAAGAAGCGCAAGGACGCGCCGAAGCCCGCCGCCAACGGACTCCACGACGTAGCCGCATGGCGTGAGTTCATGCGCCGCCATGATCTGAAAGGCGGCGTGATCGACTCGTCCGGCGACATCGAATCCTCGCTCAAGGCGCGCAAATTGCTGGCCGAAGTGGAGGAGCGCGAACTGCGACTCGGCATCCGACGGGGCGACTACGTGGCTGTCGAGGAAGTCAGGCAGACCTGGACTGAACTCGTGGCGCAGGCAACGGCCATGCTCCGCAAGAAGTTCGAGCAGGAACTGCCGCCGATCCTGTCGGGCCTCGACGCGACCGGCATCCAGGAGGAAGCCCGCCGCGCCATCGACGAGGTGTTGACGATCCTCCACCAGGGCGAATGAAGACCGTCGAAACCGCCCGGAGAAGACTGGAACGAATCTGGTGCGATGCCTGGCGTCCGCCCGACCGTCGCCCCCCGTGGGCGTGGTGCGAAGAACACATCACCTCGATCCCCTACTCGCCCATCCCCGGCCGCTTCCGCTCGGCCAACTCGCCGTGGATGCGCGAGCCGATGGAAGCGCTCGTCGATCCGAAGATCCGCATCGTGAGCATCATCGCCGCGATCCAGAGCGGCAAAACTTCAGTTGGCGAACTCGGCCTCGCCCACATCATCGCCAACCATCCCGGCCCGACGCTCTGGCTCGACCAGACCGACGACGACGCCAAGGACCAGAGCGAGAGCCGGCTCCAGAAGCTGTTCGACGAGTGCACGCCGGTGCGAGCGCTGTATCCGGCAAACCGCCACAAGAAGCGCAACAACACGATCCACTTCGCCAATGGCATGACGCTCTGGGTGCTTGGGGCCAACAACAAGACCAACCTCCAGCGGCGGTCGATCCGCTGGTTGGTTGCCGATGAAACGTGGAGGTACAAAAACGGTCACATGGCCGAAGCCGAAGCCCGCGTCACCGCTTTCGGGTGGCTCGGCAAGTGCCTGTTCATGTCCCAGGGCGGCGAAGAGGACGACGACACCCACCGCAAGCACGAGACCACCGACATGCGCGAGTGGACCTTCGCGTGTCCGCATTGCCACCAGCGCCAGCCGTTCAAGTGGGAGCAGGTCGAGTGGAGCAAGGACGCCCGCGACGAATCCGGCGAGTGGGATTACCAGAAGGTGCGCGACACCACCTCGATGCGCTGTGCGTCGTGCAACCACTACTTCGAGGATAGCGACCGCACCCGCCGCGAACTCAACCTCACCGGCCGCTACACCGTTACCAACCCGAACGCCCCGAAGGAGAACGCCGGGTTCCACTGGAACGCGCTCTGCGCGATGAGCTGGGGACGGCTCGCCGAACTCTACCTGCGAGCCAAGGCAGCGGCCCGCAAGGGCGACGTGAGCTTGATCCAACAGTTCTATCAGAAGCGCCTCGCCATCGCCTGGCGCGAATACCTCGAAGACTACAAACTCGACATCGTCCCGGGCGGCTACCTCAAGGGCGAAACCTGGGACGGCGAGGCGGGCGTGGATGCTCAAGGACGGCTTGTTCCGGCCGGTGAGCCATGCGCCTGTCCGCTGCGGATTCTCACGGTCGATTGCCAGCTCGACCACCTGTTCCTCGTGGTCCGTGCCTGGGCTGAGGACGGATCCAGCCGCCTGATCTGGAACGAGCGGGTGCTGACCTTCACCGACGTTTCAGCCATTCAGGAGCGCTTCGGGATCCACCCGAACCTCGTGTTCATCGACGCCGGTTACGCGACCTACGACGTCTATCGGGAATGCGCGGCCCACGGGTGGACGGCCCTGATGGGAGACAAGCGCGCGACCTTCACCCACAAGGTCAAGGGCCGGAAGTCCATCGAGCGCTTCTACTCGCCGCGCCGCAAGGTGGTGCTCGGCCGCGGGCAGTCCTGTTCGGTGTTCTATTGGTCGAACCTCAACATCAAGGACACCCTGGCCCGCCTGCGCCGCAACCAGAACCCGGACGACGGGCCGGTGTGGGAGGTGCCCGACGACATCGACGAGGACTACCTCGCGCAGATGGAAAGCGAGCACCGGATCAAGAAGAACGGCAAGTGGCTGTGGGAACGGATCGGCTCGCGACCGAATCACCTGTTCGACTCGGAGGCCATGCAGGTCGCCGCGGCCACGATGCTCAAGATCGTCGGGCGCGAGGCATCCACCCCGGTTGACAGCGGTAGCGATGAATCATGAAGCCCCTGCTCCTCGCCCTGCTGCTCCTGTTGGTCGCATGTTCCCCGACTCCACTCTTCCAAGGCGAGTTCACCCACCAGTCCGGCCGGCTCCGTGTCCACCCCGACGGCCGTATCGAACTCGTCGTCGAACCCCGCACCTCGAAGTAAGCAATGAGCACCTTCAAAGACTGGTTCGATTCCCAAGGCATCAAGCACTTCGGCGCGGCGGAGTTCGAATCCTACTTCGCGGCGCGGCGAAGCGGAGTGAAGAACAGCCAGCCCCCGCGCAAGCTGTGGCCCAACATCCTGCCGACGCTCCGGATCGTCGATGAACTCCGCGAGAGCCTCGGCAAGCCCTGCCGCATCCTCAGCTCCTACCGCTCGCCCGACTACAACCGGGCCGTCGGCGGTGCCAGCCGCAGCCAGCACCTGGAGTTCAACGCGCTGGACATCTCCTTCGACGGCGTGAGCCCACGGCAGGTCTACGAGCGGCTGCTCGAATGGCGGAAAGCCGGGAAGTTCACCGGGGGCCTCGGCCTCTATCCGTCGTCGGGGTTCGTCCACATCGACACCCGCGGCAGCAACGCCACCTGGCGCTCCCGTTGACACTCGCCGCCGGGCATGGCTCGCGGACTTTTCATCACCGGATTCACCATCGCCGAGGTGCTGGCGATCCAGCAACAGGCGAAGTCGCTCCT